CCTGTGAAATATAATGCTGGTTGTTCACTGAATCTATCATGTCCATTTAATTGTAATTTAGCATTGTATGCTGTATTAAGCATACCACTCCAGAATAAAGCTTTAACAGGATGATTATAAGTTAAAGTAATAGATTTATTAGTATCACCATTAGCTATTGATTCAACACCAGTATGCTGAACTTGTTCGATTAAGTATTCGTGTGAAACTTGAGCAAATCTTCTACGTTCATCAGTATCTAAGTAAACATAGTTGACTAATAAACCAGAACATTTAGCAGCATTATCAGCAGCGGAAGTCGTAGTTGTTATAGCAGTATTTCCAATATAACTAGTTATAGAGACTGTGTGCCATTCAGCTACTATCTTAACTTCATGATATTGTAAAGCAATTAATGGTAAAGCAAGACCAGGATTTCTATTAAACCAGAATTGTAAAGGTAAAAAATCACCTACAATCGCAGCAGATAAAGTACGATTAGTTTCGAATAATTCATCATAAATAGCTAACCAAGTACCATAATGTTTATCAATTTTTTGACCTCCAATTTCAACTTCAACACTTTTTAAACCACCATAAGTTTGTTCAGTACCTTGCATATAGATTTCTTGGACTAAATCACCATTTCTTGATAAAGTGCAAGTTTTTCTAATACCACTGCCAGACCATTTTTGTTGTATAGTTTCTTTTGAGAAGTTAGTGTGTCTTTTGTAGACAACTTTGAAGAAAGTTATTTGAGGATTTCCAGTAAGAAAAACATCTTGGGCACCAATAGCGACTAATTGCATTAAACCTCCACCCATTTTATAATATAATGTTTAGAAAAAATAAAAAAAATTTGATTATATTAATTAATAAAATAATAATGATACTGTTTGATTTTCTATCTTTAATAAATTATAACTAATAGCATATACATATATTTTATAAATAGATGATGATGTACTAACTATATTCTTAAAATCTAATATTGCTGAATCTATTAAAGAAAAATTACAAGAACCAGATGGTTGATATTTGGATGTGTTTAAAGCAAATGAATACATTCCAATATTATGAAACTCATCTAACTTAGAATAATTGTAAGTCCACTTTCTTGTTGATGTATTCATCGTAAAACCATTACCTAATTTTGATTCATATGGTTGAATTAAATGAAAATAATTAGGAGGTCTATTAAAAACAAAATGATTATTTAGTTTTAATGAACAATTTTGATTATTATATCCATTATATATAACCCAAAAAATCGCTTTTACAGGACAATTAAATGTTAATTTTTCTGATGTATTTATTTGAATTCCATTTGATTGAACCTGTTCGATTAAATACTCCAATTTTTGATTCTTAAATTTAAGTCTCTCATCTTTATCCAAATATATAAAATTTGCCAATAAATCTGGATCTATTATTTGATAAAAATCACCTATTCTATTATCTAAAATAAAATTAATAGTTATTTCATCAAATGGTAAAGAAATTAATGGAAATGCTAATCCTGGATTATTATTAAACCAAAATCGCAAAGGAATATAAATCGTTATTTTACTGAAATCATCAACTATATTATTAATTGCTAAATCATTATTTAATGATTCTCTTATAAAATGTTTTGTTTCAAATAATTCATTATAAATATCAAACCACTGAGAATAATGTTTATCTATCACTAAACCACCTATTTTAATATCAACTTCCTTTATTATATTACTTAAATCTTTATCTAATGATGTATTTACTATATAGATTATATCTTGATCTATTGGTACATAACTATTATTATTATATTTAAATAGTCTTAATAGTGTAGAATAAGCTGTATTAGTAGAATCATTAAAAACTTTAATAGTTTGTGTTATTGTTGTATCAGTTGTTTGTGTCACAACCTCTTGATATACTTTATAAGCAGTATTTTTTAAGATTATTTTTTTATATTCATCATTTTCAAAATTATATATATCATTTCTAAAATAAATAAATTTATCTTTTTTTATTGGATTAGAATCATAATTCTCTTTTGATACAGTAATTGAAATTTCATTCAAAGATAATAACTTAATTAATGAAAAATTATTTATATAATTATTTATTTTAATATTAGTTTTTAAAAACATTTCTTGAACTAAATCTGGACCTTTTGGAAGTTCATATGAAACATTAATTTCTTCCGAACTTGGAGCTGTTCTATCCAATCTAGGACTCTTAAAATTATATGATTTAATTATATGTTGACGTTTTTCAAAATTAGTATATCTTTTATAGGCACTTACAAAAAAGGATATTTCAGGATTTCCAATTAATTCTTTATCTTGTTGTCCAACTGATATTAATTGTATTAAACTACCTGTCATTAATATAATTATATAAAAAAAGTTTTAAATATTATATAAAATTAATTAGCATAAGTTAATCCACCTTGACCTCCAATAACCTTGAATACATTATAATTTAGAGCAAATAAATATAATGAATGATTAACTGAATCAAAACCTGTAAAATTTAATTCTGCTGTATCAATTCTAGAAAAATTACAAGTTCCAGAAGGTTGAAATTCTTGTGGATGTAAACAAAATGAATATAAAGCAGTATTATGTGAAACTGATGCTCTATTACAATCAAAAGTCCAAGTTCTATTTATATTATGCATAGTAAAATTATTACCTAAATTACATTCATATTGTTGAATTAAATGAAAATAATCATATGGTTGTGAAGTAAATCTATCATGACCATTTAATGTAAGTTTAAAATCATTAACATTCAATACATTATTATTTGAAGATGATGAATCATTTTTATAAATATTCCAAAATAATGCCTTAATAGGATGATTAAATGTCATAATAAATTTATTTTTATTTTCAACTCCAGTAAATTGAACCTGTTCTATTAAATATTCATGATCCAATTGAGCGAAGTTTCTACGTTCTTCTGTATCTAAATAAATATAATTTGTTAATAATTTAGAATTTTCTACTTTTATTTGAATATTACCACTAGTTGGAGTTGAACTTGTAAGAGAAACAATAGTCTTTTCAGTAGCAGAACTACTTGTAAATAATTGTCCTCTTAATTTTTTTATAGATAATTCAAATGTAATTGATACTTCATGATATTGTAATGATATTAAAGGTAATGCTAAACCTGGATTTCTATTAAACCAAAATCTTAATGGGATAAATATATCACCGGAATTTGTTGTGCCTGTATGTGGAACAACTGAATTTTCAAAGTTTATTGTAGTTAATGATTCTCTTATTTTATGATTTTTTTCAAATAATTCATTATATATATCCAACCACTGAGAATAATGTTTATCAATTCTTGTTCCACCAATATGAACTTCTACACTCTTTATTAATGAAGTACAGTCTAATAACTCAGGTTCAAATTGCCCACTAGCACAAGTTAATGTTATTGAACTTTTTAAATAAATTTCTTGAACTAAATCAGCATTTCTTGTTAAAATACATTGTTTTCTTACATCTTGATTTGTTGGTTCAGAACCATCTAATGGTTGTTCTACACATTCTTTAGCAAAATTTGAATATCTTTTGTATATTGCCTTAAAAAAAGTTATTTGGGGATTTCCTGTTAAATAAACATCTTGGGAACCTAAAGCAACTAATTGGATTAAACCACCTCCCATATTATAATATATATAAAGAAAAAACAAATAAAAAAAAAACAATAATTCTTTTTAAAACATTAGTTTACATTTTCCACCTTTTATAATTAAAAAATTGTAATTTACACAATATAAATCAATATCAATATCATTATTATTTGAAGAATTATTTATATCTTTAATCAATACTTTTAAATTTTTATCATCTATACGACTCATATTACATAAACCTGAAGGTTGATTTTGTTTAGGATTTAATGAAAAACTATATAAATAATATGTGCCATTTCGATTTTTATTATATTCCATACGTGAAAATGATTCACTATTACCTAAATCATATTCTAATGGTTGAAGTAAATGAAAATATTCTCCATCCAATTCTTCACATAAATCTTGATTATTAAATACTATTTTTGCTTTTTCTAAATAATAATTATATGGAATATTCCAAATCAAATATTTACATAAATATGTAAATGTTAATTCTATATTTGTTTCCAAATTATTTGTCACTAAATTTTGTTGATGTTGCACTTGTTCTATTAATAATTCTTGTGGATTACTAATAAAATATTTTTTTTCATCTTTATCTAAATGAATATAATTTATATTTAAATTACAATGTTCTATTTCACAAGTATTTAATATTTCATTAATAAAACTAAAACTATCATTTTCCTTGTTTGTATATAATTTTATCATACAACTAGAATGATATAATGCTGATATAGGTAATGAATTTGTTGTATGTTGTGTAAAATAAAATCTCAAAGGAATATATAATTTTATTGATTGATTAAACATTTCAGGAGTTATATATTTTAATTCATTTGTTATTATATTTGATGTATCATTATTAAAATAATTATTATATGCTAATAACCATTTTGTATCATGTTTATCAATTATATATTCATCTATTTCAAATGATACATTCTTTATAAATTTTGTAAAATCTTCTTTTATATATTTTATATAAACTATCGCATTATAATACTGTCCATTACTTAGAAATAAAACATATAATTTTTCTGTAGTGACATTCATCAAATTTAATATATTATCACTTAAATTAAATAAATTACTAAAAGTATTATTAATATTTATCTCAGATATAATTAAAGAATTTTTATCTATTTTATTTGTGACACCGCCTGAATTAAATAATGATTCATCTAATTTATATTTGTAATTATATAAATAATTATAATTATTATTTAATTTTTTATCATATTCATATAAAAAACCTTGTCCTCCTATAAAACTTGTATTAGATATATCTTTTCTATTTATAGATGATGTGCCAGTTGTTCCTGCTAAACCTTCGAATTTAGTTAAATTAAAAAAACTATTAACATTTATTTTTAATCCTACACTTAAATATATTTTATTTATTAAATCTCCATTTATAGGAACTTTACACTGTGTAAAACTATTAAAAGATGGAGTTTTAATAAAAAATACATTTACCATTTCTGAACTAAAATTTCCATATGATTTAAATACACTCTTAAAAAATGATATTTGAGGATTTCCTACAAATTTATTACCGTCAGCACCTATATATTTCAATTGTAATAATCCACCAGTCATATATATATTAAAATAAATATATTTAAATATTATTATTTAATATATATTTAATTTTCCATCATATATACTAAATATGTCATAATTTATTGAATAAATATTTAAAATAGATTTATCTAATTGATATTCGTGAGGTTCCTTTATTTCAAACTTACCTGGTTCAACATCTAATACTTTATCATAATACCATAATTCTGTTATTGATGAATCATTTACTAATAATTCATTTAATTCTGATAATTCATATGAATTTATATTTGTTTTATTTTTAGCATCATTATATGTTCTACTAAGTGCTATAGAGGTATTTGTATTTACTAATTGATAAACAATACTTCTTAATATTAATATTGTTGGTGATTTATTTCCACCATTTACATTTACTTTAGGTAATAATGTTTCTATAAAATAAAAATTATCTGTATTATTTAAAATTTGAACTGCATGAAACTTTATTTCAGATAAATTATTAAATGGTTTTATTTCTAAATCACAATTTGTAACTTCATTAAAATTTACAAATCCTGATATTTTTGTCTTAAATATTGAAAATGGTATTATAAGTATTTTTTCTCTGTTTTTTAAATTATATTCATTATTATTTAAATCATTTTCAAGCAAATTTAATTTTGATAATCTTTCATAATCTATTACATAAATATTATTATTTACACGTAATTTTAAATTATATATATTTCCATTATAAAACTTACAGATTATACATTTTGTCATTTTACTAAAATAATCTTTTAATCTGATTACATTATTTTGTTCTCCATAAACAGAACTTTTTAATTCTATATTTTCTATATAATTAATTGTCTCAATTAACCATTCATATTTATTTTTCCTAAAAAAATTTAAATCATCTAAAATTATTGATTCTACTATTAAACTCATAGTTTTTATATTATAAGGTTGAACTTTATTAAAATATATTTTTAAATATAAATTTTCTTTATCTAATAAATATAAAGGTATATATGAATTTTTTTTTATACATGGAAACATTAATTGTATAAAATATTTATTTCTATGATTACTTTCATATAAATTCTTATAAATATTATATTCTTTTTCATTATAATACATATTACTATAAATATTTAATAAATCCGGTGTTATTATATCTATTATAGTATTAGTACAATATAATTCAATCTTCTCAAATAAATTTTTTATATCAAAAGTTGATTCATAATTATTTAATTCAATCTCCATCGTTATAGTTCCTATAAAATTTCCTATAGATTCTGTTAAATAAATATCCATATTATTAGGTTTTAATGTTATGTCTGAAGCTGTATAAAAATCTATTTTATAAGGATTTTTTGAAAAATTCATATATTTCTTATACACCTTATGAAATAAATTTGTTTTAGGATTATCATAAAAAACCTTTTCTTCATCTCCAGTATAAATTAATTTTATTAAACCAGATGGCATTATATATAATATATTATATATTATATAAATAATTTACATATTAAATAATAATCCACCCATTCCATCTTTTATACGAAATACATTATAATTTGTTCCATATACCTTTATTCTTCCATTACATACACCACCTACATTAAATGTTTCATTAAAATTTATTTCTAAAAAACATCTATTAAAACCTGAAAAATTCGATGAACCTGATGGTTGAATATGATTTGCTCCATTTAATGAAAATGAATAAGAATATATATGTTTTCTTGGTATACTAGTATAATTCTCATATGCCATTACATCTCTATAATAAACAGCATTCATATAATCTAATAAATCATTTCCATTTAAAATTATTTTAGCAGATGTAAATGTATCACTATTTGAACTTGCTATTGAAGTATATGTTAACCAATTATTACCTGTTTTTATATTTTCTGTATGATTCTTCTCATCCAATACTATCCAAAATATCTCCTTTACTGGATTTTGAAAGTCTAAAGGAACTTTTACAGTATTTACTGATGTAGATATATCAAATTCTGGTAATATTTGATTTTGCTCTATTAAATAATTGTGCTCTTTTTTCATAAAATATTCTTTTTCTTTATCATCTAAATGTATAAATGTTCCTATTAAATATGAATCTATATTTACATTAGATAATGTTATATTTGAAATATTACATTTGATTAATTCAGTTATCTTTCTATATTCTACTTCTACTTCTATTTCATGAAACTCTAAAGCATCTAACGGAAGTGCTAAACCTTCATTTTGTGTAAACCAAAAATTTAATGGTATATATAATTTTAATGCTTTAGAATTATTTTGTAATGTTATATCACTATTAAATTTACCTACCAAAGAATCAGAATTTTGATTATATAATTCATTATATATATCTAATAACTGTCCATCTATTGTATCTATTTTCATTCCACCTATTTTTATTGATATTGATTTTATTAAACTAAAACCAACACTATTTACATAACCTTTCCAACTTTCATTTGAATTTAAACTAACTAAATCAGGTAATTCTACATAAAGATACAATTTACTTAATAATGAACCTTTGCGTGGAATTTTACAATTATGTGTTCCTCCTAATTTTACTTCCGAATCTGAAAAATATATTTTTATTACTTCTTTAGCAAAATTTGTATGTTGTTTATATACATTCTTAAAAAAAGTTATACTAGGATTTCCTGTTATATTTTTATCCAATTCACCTGTCTTATTTGCTGCTAATGTTAATAAACTTCCAGTCATAATATATATAATAAATTATATTATTTTATTTAACACAATTTAAAAAATAAATTATTTAAATATATAGTATGGATTTCAAATCTTCAAACTTTTCAGTTTCTAATATTACACGAATTAACAATTTTAATATTAATGATTTAGATAATATTATTTATTTAAATAATACTATTCATACTGATGTTAATAATAATTTCAATTTAGATATTTCTCATTCTAATTCTACATTTTATATAAATAATATAAATCAACCTATCTATAAAAAACAAATTACACAAACTACCAAATATCCTTTACAATTATTTCATTCTAATAATCATAACTTAAAAATTAATGATATTATAACATTACAAAACGTTAATATCTTAAATAATAATCTCGCAAATAATTTTGTTTTATATAAAGTTATTGAAACTACTAGAAATACATTTAGATTAGAAACATTTAATAATTATGATAATACTCTAAATAATATTATTAATATTTTCAAAACATCATCCAAATTAAATAATTCTTATTTTTGTTTATATTCTAATAAAACTTACAAACAAATTTTATCTATTAATGCTATTAACAAAATTACTCTTCGTAATCATACTTTTTCTATTAATGATATAGTCCAATTTGAAAACTTTAACTATATTAATACATTATATTCTAATTCACAATTTAAAATTACTCAAATTCAATCAAATATGATTACACTAGTTGATACATTAAATAATAATACAGATTTATTTACACAATTTCCTATAAACTTTAATAATAATAATATTTATATTAAATTAATACATTCTACTAATCTTAATAAAACACTTCATATTACATTACCTAATATTAATTCTGTCACTAATTTAGG